CCACCCCGAGATCGTCGATGCCATGTCCAAGCGGATCGGGCGATTCCCCAGCTCCAAGGATGGTGGGCCGACGTGGTTCGGGATGTGGGGGGATACCAACCCGCCCACCATGGACACTTGGTGGTACTACCAGATGGAGAAGCTCGACCCGAAAGACGGCGTCTCACCTAACGACAATGGGTGGGATGTGTTCAAACAACCGTCGGGGCGGAGTATCTACGCGGAGAATATCGAGAACCTGCCGGAGGGGTACTACGACACCCAAGGCCGGTCGGAGGACTACATCCGGGTATTCATCGATGGTGAGTATGGGCTGAGCTCGGCGGGGCAGCCGGTCTACCAGTACTTCCGGCCGGACTACCACATGGCATCACAGCGGCTGCGGCCGATCATCAACGGCACGCGCCCCGTCGTCGTGGGGATGGACTTGGGGTTGACCCCGGCAGCCGTCTTGGGGCAACAGGATCCCCGCGGGCGGGCGCTCATCCTCGACGAGCTGGTGAGCTTCGACATGGGGGTGCAACGCTTCGTCCGCACGATGCTCAAGCCGTTGCTGAATGAACGGTTCTCGGGCAGTCCCGTCCTCATCGTTGTCGATCCGGCCGGCGTGCAGAGGGCGCAGACAGACGAGCGGAGCGCGGTCGACATCATCAGGGCCGAGGGGCTCAAGGTCATCCCGGCCAAGACCAACAAGGTCAGTGCCCGGCTCAACGCCGTCGACGACTACCTCATGAGGCAGGTGGACGGGGACAGCGCGTTCGTCGTGGATCCGCGGTGTACGCAGCTCAAGGCGGCCATGATGGGTGGGTACCGGTTCGACAAGAACGGGAAGATCGACAAGGCCGGTCCGGCGGGGCGGCATAGCCATGTGGCCGAAGCGCTACAGTATCTGATGCTGCATATATCTAGTGCCTCGCTCGACGGGACACACAATATGCAGGCCCGGGCGGTAAAAAGGGTTGCAGCCGCCGGCTGGACATAGTATGCAGAGGGCGTCACTCCGACCTCCCTGTTGGAAACTCGCTCTACTTGCCCCCGTCGGATCCTCCCCCGACGGGGGTCTTTTTTCTTGGGCTTGCCGCAACATATGGCTGTGTGTATATTGTAGGCAGCTATAGCTTGTGATGGAACCTGATGGCTGGCCTGACCATCCTGCGTGTCGTTGACAACGAGACTCTTGCCCGTGCAGAGCAGGAGCGCATCGACCGTGAGTTGGCGGCTCGGCAAAACGATCCATTCGTACTTGGGTTGGTGGCGTATCTACGTGAATGCTGGGACGCGGCTCGTATCGCCAAGAAACCCATCGAGTACATAATGTTGCGCGCCATGCGGCAGCGTAACGGCGAGTACGAGGCTGACAAACTACAGCAGATCCGCGAGCAGGGCGGCTCGGAAATCTACATGATGATTACCGAGGTGAAGTGCCGGGCCGCGGAGAGCTGGCTGCGGGACATCCTGCTCGATCAGGGAACACCCCCTTGGGATCTGCAGCCTACGACAATCCCGGATCTGCCGCCCGACGCCGAGGACCAGCTGCAGCAGGCCGTGGCTCGCCGGCTTGTGGACATCATGCAGCAGACGGGGCAGGCCCCGGCGCAGGAGGACATGGCCGCGCTGCGGGAGATGGTGGCGCAGGACTACAGGTTCTCTCTACTGCAGGAAGCGCAGAACCGCGCCGACAAGATGCGGTACAAGATCGAGGACCAGTTCGAGCAGGGCGGGTGGGCACAGGCCTTCAACGAGTTCATCACGGATCTTGTGACCTTCCCGTGTGGGTTCGTGAAGGGGCCCGTCGTACGCCGGCAGCGGATCCTGAACTACACCAAGGCTCCGGATGGCTCCACGGTTGTGGAGAGCGCTGAGCGGCTCGGGCCGGAGTATGAGCGGGTTGACCCGTTCCGGATCTACCCTGAGCCCGGGATCACCAACATCGCCGACGGGTATCTGTTCGAGCACCACCACATGAGCCGGATGGAGCTGGCCGACCTGATCGGCGTGCCCGGGTACGACGACGATGCGATCCGTAAGGTCCTTGAGGTTGGCAACGGCCAGTCGTGGATCAATGAGGATGTCGAGCTCCAGAAAGAGGAAGAGGAGCGGAAGTTCTACGCCTACAACTCCCCGACCGAGATGTTCGATGCGCTTGAGTTCTGGGGGCAGGTGAGCGGCGAGATGCTGCGTGAGTGGGGGCTGAGCGAAGACGAGGTGCCGGACCCGGCTCGCGAGTACGATGCCAACGTGTGGGTCGTCGGGAACTATGTGATCAAGGCGGTCCTGAACTACGATCCGCTGGGCGAGAAGCCCTATGCCAAGACCAGCTTCATCAAGCAGCCCGGCGCCTTCTGGGGCAAGGGGATCCCGGAGATCATCGAGGATCTGCAGAGCGTCTGCAACGCGGCCGCGCGGTCGCTCGTGAACAACATGGCGCTGGCCTCCGGGCCGCAGGTCCAGGTCAACCTCGAACGCATACCGCCGAACGAAGACATCACCCAGCTTCATCCGTGGAAGATCTGGCAGGTGACCAACGACCCGCTGGGGTCGAGCGCGCCGGCCGTGCGTTTCGCGCAGCCCGATTCTCGTGCGAACGAGTTGATGGGTGTGTACGACCGGTTCTCTCGGCTGGCAGATGACCACTCGGGTATTCCCGCCTACGTCTACGGGGATCTGAATGTGCAGGGGGCCGGGCGCACAGCGTCTGGGCTCTCGATGCTGATGGGGTCTGCCGGCAAGGGGATCCGGCAGGTGGTGATGCACATCGATAACGACGTGACCCATCCCATCGTTCGGCGCCAGTTCATCTACAACATGCGCTACGACCCGGACGAGTCGATCAAGGGCGATGCCGAGATCGTGGCCCGCGGCGCGATCAATCTGGCGGTCAAGGAGACGGTCAACGTGCGGCGCGTCGAGTTCCTCAACGCGACGGCCAACCCGATTGACATCGAGATCATGGGTGTCGAGGGCCGGGCGGCCATCCTGCGCGAGGTGGCCAAGGGGCTGCAGATGCCGGTCGATCAGGTTATCCCGTCCCGCGAGAAGATGTCCTACGAGGAGCAGCAGCGCGCCAAGAGCGCAGCGGCCCAGATGGGATCGCAAGGTGGCGGTGAGGCCACGCCCACGTTCCCCGGCGGAATGCCGATGGGTGGGCAACAGGCTAACACCGTGATGAATCGTAACACTGGGGGTTCGGCATGAAGCGTCCGGGCCCAGACGTGGTGAAGGCGATGGCTCTGACAAGGCGCCAGTTTCCCGAGCTCTTCGAGTGGCTTAGGGAATGGTACCGCGAAGAGCTGGAGCGGCTGCCCAGTGTTGGCCAGAACGTGACTCTTGCTCAGGGGCGGTGTCAGGTTCTCAAGGAGCTTCACGACCACATGGAAAAGTCCCCTGACTGGGCAGCACAATCCAGAGGATAGCTGCGGATTACGCACACCGATAAGGAGCGTTCAATATGGCACTACCGGCGCAAGTCCAGAAACAGTCTGAGGCAGTGAACAAACTGTACGAAGAGCTCAACGGTAAACCCGAGGAGGCCGGCGTGGATAGCGCCGAGGCCGCTGAGGAGACTGTTGGGGTCGATACAGCCGACACGGCCGACAGTGATGGCGGACAAGCACCCGCACCCCGGCAGGAAGAGCAGAGTGCCGCGGGTGACAAGGACGAAGAAGAGACCTACGAGCAGCGTTGGCGGTCCCTGCAGGGGATGTACAACGCTGAGGTTCCACGGCTTCACGCTGAACGGCGTGAGCTGACCAATCGCGTGCAGCAGCTGGAGCAGCTTCTGGCGTCGATGACCGCCAAACCCTCGGGGCAGGCTGAGACGCCTGCAGAAAAGCTCATCACCGAGCAGGACATCGAGGATTATGGCGACTCCATCGACGTGATGCGTCGGGTCTTCCGCGAGGAGGCCGGAGCGCTGAAGCAGGAGAACGCTCAGCTTCGCCAAATGCTGCAGCAGATGCAGGCAAATGTTGTGCCCAAGGTACAGCAGCTGTCACAGCGTCAGGCTGTATCGAGCGAGCAGGCGTTCTGGGCAGAACTGCAGACTGCGGTTCCAGACTGGCAGGACATCAACACCAGTCGGGAGTTCCAGTCGTGGTTGCTCGAAGTGGATCCGCTGACTAACGTGCCGCGCCAGACATATCTGGAGGACGCGCAGCGGAATCTGGATGCACGTAGGGTTGTGAACTTCTTCACCGCTTGGAAAGGGCAGGCCGGTGTACCGAATGCTCGGAGCACGCGGACAGCGCAGTCAGCCTCGGAACTTGAGAAGCAGGTCGCGCCCGGAAGGGGGCGGTCCGGTGGAAACAAGACGGCCGGGGAACCCAAGACCTACACCCAAGAGGACATCAAACGGTTCTTTACCGATGTCCAGAAGGGGAAGTACAAGGGTAAGGAGACTGAGCGGGACCGCATTGAGCGCGACATTTTCGCTGCACAGCGGGAAGGTCGTATCGTAACCGCATGAACTAAGGAGGACTGATGGCTTGACTGGAGGCGACTGATCTTAGTATCAATGTTTATACCACTACGGAGGAATAAACATGTCGCCTGAGTATCTCGCCGGTTTCTTTGATGGAGAAGGTTGCATAGACACACAGCGTATGTACCCGAAAGGTCGTGCAGGACAGTTATACGTCCGCCCAAGGGTACGGTTAGCGGTAGCCGCCAATGCAGCCCATATACTCACAACACTAAGTGAGATAT